ATTCAGCAGCGTTGGTGAAATCGTCAGGCGCCGGAGGGTTGACGGGGGTTGCCCGTCGTGCTTCCAGTTCAGCCTGCCTTTGGGCTTGCTCACGCTCCCATTTCCGTTGTTCACGGGCAAGGCGTTTGCCGACAATCGCGTCCAATTCTTCTTGGGTGAAGGTCTTAGGCGCTTCTGTCGTTTGGTCTTCCGGCAATGAGGCATCGGTTACAGGCGCCGCCGTAGCGGCCTGTTCCGGCGCGGGTACTTCCGCTAAGTCTTGTACTGCTTCAGACATTGGTGTTCCTTACGAACCCTGGTGGACCGCACCAGTACGGGTGTTTACCAACTAGTTAATAACTAGCCAGTTTACGCGGGTTTCCGCAGTTGCGGCGGCGTTGGAGGTCAATGTAAAAGACCCCGCGCCAGCAACAGCAACAACGGATTTCATGGTTGTGTCTACGGTGGCTACCGTAGCAATAATAATTGAGTTAGCGGTCACGCGACTGTTAGTGACCACCAACGATGTCGCGGCAGCAGCGAAATTGACAGTGCCGGCGTTTTTGTTGATGGTTTGCGCGCCGGTTGTTCCCGCAGCAGTAACGGTTTTGTCAAACCGCATGTCGCCGGCGAAGAAGTTTGGCGCGGTTCCAGCGCCGTAAAAACCCCAAGTAGTGCCGCCGCCAGTTGCGGTGTTTACGTTGGAATAAAAACCATACGAGGTTTTGCCAGCGGTTACCGCAGCAGTGTTATCGGCGTAAAAACCATAGTTAGTTGTAGCGCCTATTAGGTTTGTTCCGGCGTTAAAACCAAACTGGTTTGTTACGGCAGACCCGGCGCCAAACGATCCTTGAGTAGCTTGAAAATACGTCAAGGTTGTTAGCGTAAACGCGACGGATGTTGTTGCGGGTTGGGCTTCGTACACTAAAGCAGACGTTGTTACGTCTGACTGAATTGTCGGGCTATTTAGCATAGCGCGCGACGTAACAGCCCCCGTAAGCGATTTTTGTAAACGTAAATTGTACCCGGTAAGGGTAAAATTACCAATCCCTACGTCGCCGGTATTGTTAATACGCATCCGTTCGCTAACAGACGCTGTACTTTGTTGCCGCGTAGAAAAACTTATGCGGCCTGGAACATCGCCGGTGTTAATTGTGCCTTCAGCAATAGCAGAAATAGCGGCGACTTGTTCGTTAGAAGTTCCATCGTACCCCCAAAAACGAAGTTGGCCAACACCATCTCCGGTGGCTATAGTGCTTCCGGCGCGATTTTTAAGAAAATCTTGAAACGCGGCGCTTGTGTTATTGCTGGTTTGTTCAATACCAAGTTGCGTTGTACCAAAGGGCGCCGTCGTGCGGCCGATCAAAACTTGCCCGCTGGCGTTTACCACAAACGGCGTAGCGTCGGGGTTCGTGCTATCTTCAACCAACAAAGCGTTGCCCGCGCCGGTCTGCGTGACGCGAACCGCAGCGTTGGCCGTGTTGGCGTCCACATTAAGCGTGCTGGCAGCGACCGAACGGCCAGCCGTTAAATTAGCCACAGACACTTGGTCTGTAGTGCCGCTCTGCACAATAGGCACGATTTCTGCGCCGGTAAGTGGCGTAGAAGCGCCTGGGAGAGCGGATATTTTAACGTCGGCCATACTCTAACCTTTGCTAAAGCAGCGGTTACGAATAGTAACTAATGTTTAGTTTAGCGCCAACGGCCTGCTCAATAAACTTAATTTTTGTGAGGTCGCCGTCGTATTGCAAAGGCACCCCAACAGCTAAGGGCATCCCCACAGTTGCAGTAGGCGCCGTGTCATCGTCGCGCCACCGAACGGCCTGACCTTCAGCAATAATGAGCGCAAATACCGGTTGGTTATTACTGCCAAAGGGCGTACGTGAAGGAACCGTCAGCGTGGAAGCGGACGATAAGGAGGTGATTTGCTGGTAGCCATAACAAACAGTTACGGCTTTAAGGTTCATAGCCATTTAGAATCTCCTGCGTTCGGTAAAGGACCGAAGTGTATCGCCGTATAGCACAGCAATTCCAGCGTACGGAATGTCAAAAGTCCACCCGGTGTTATTGCCGCCGTCTGTAACATTATTTGCAGCAAGCCCCGTCCATGTGGCCCCGCCAGTTGCCGCGCTATCCGTAATGTACGCGTAGGTAGGCGTAACAGTTCCTGTGGTCTGCGAAATAGTCGCTCTTGTGCCAGGTGTTGTGCTGTTTAGCACGATTGGACTCGCGGCGGACCCAGAAAACGCAAAAGTTCCTGCGCTATTGGTTGTGCTTGCTTTAAGCGAAAGCGTACCGCCGCTTAATGTAAGCGTGCGCGTAGAACCAACAGTTAAAGCATCCTGCAACTGCCATGTGACGCCGTATCCATTAAACGTAATTGGAAAATCAAGCGTTTTTCCATTTGTCGTAATGGTGTCGGTGCCGGATGACCCATAGAAAGTTGTAGTGTTTGTGCCCGCGGCCAAGGTCATACCTGAAGAAAGTGTTAGGTTTCCGGCAATAGCGCGAGTACCGACGTTTAATGTACCTGCAAACCCTGTAAAATCAAGATTTTGCATATTATTCACTAAAGTAAGCGTATCTGTTCCCGCGCTAACTTTAAAGTTTGGGATGTTGTCAGCAGTGGCGCTTGCGGATGTAGGGCCGTTTAATGTGCGTGTGCCTGTAGCACCTGAATAGGTGGCTTCGATCAAACGAGAACCGGTTAATGTTAAATTAGTGCCAGTGGATAAATTTACTGTTGTTGCGCCGTTTGCGCCGCAATAAAATTGGCCAGTGCCAAAATTGATTGCGCGGGTGTTGCTGTTGTTGCAAGACAGCGCCGAACAGGTCACGTTTTTATTGTTCATGTTCAACGTGCCGTTGGTCAACGTCAAGATGCGCGTTGGCATAGTCAACGCATCCACCAACGTCCATGCGCCGCCAATACCGTTAAATATAATTGCTGCGCCCATAGACGTGCCGGCGGTTGTGATATTTTGCGTCGTGGTAGAGTTAAACGTCAACGTGCCGGAGTTGGTCCAAATTGTACCCGTACGCAGCGTAAAATCGCCAGAAACAGTTACGGAACCTGTGGACGCAAATGTTACTGTGCCTGCCGTAACAGTAAAGTTAAGGCAGGCTAGCGCGCCTGACATCGTGACCGTGTAGGTTGCCGCTTGGTCAAAGATCACATTATCCGCAGCGGTAGGCACTGACGCGCCCGACGGGCCGCCAGATGACGCCGACCACACCGTTGTAGACGTTGTGTTCCAAGTGCCTGTGCCGCCAACCCAATAACGATCAGCCATCGGTCATTTTCTCCATTTCAAGAGCGCCCGGTGGCAACGTCATAAGAGCATACCAAGCGTCAAATCGCGCCTGTTTCATAGCTTCGATTTCAGCTTCGGTCAGGTTGTGATTGTCCGGTAACACCAACGCGTCGCGGTGTGTAAAGCCGTCTTTGGTGATTTCAAAATTGATGATCATGCCAAAAACTTCAGCTTATATAGGGTTGACAGGTACAGCCCAACTATTTCGTCAATAATGTTCTGCAAAGCAGAATCTGACTTATCGCAAACCTTGTAACGCTCGTTTTCAATTTCTTTGAGGCTATCCTCAAGAAATTCGACAATGTTCGAGGTTTTGCGCGCCGAATGCAAAGAAATTGGGCCAATTAGCCCGTGTCGGCCCTGATAAGCCTCTGCAAATTTGTCCGCGAGGTCAATGATACCGTCGTAAAAGCCGTTCAGCGCGCTGTGTTTGGCAAAACTGCGGGTGTTCAGGTGGACCGAATGGGCCACGTCGCGGGCTAAAAACATGCAGCCGATAAATTCAGCGCAACTCATTGCATTGGGCCTCCTGGCGGCATTTGAGGCGGCATACCGCCCATTTCCGGTTGCATTTCCGGCATTTCACGTGAAACTGGGCCGCCGGGGCCAACCAAATCGCCGGTATCCATGGCTGCTGCGATGGTGCCCATCACAATGTCTTGGATTTGATCGGGCGTCATGCCGGCCTGGACCGCGGAAATGCGCTTGGTTTCGGCGTCGTAGGCCTTGATCTGCACTTCCTGCGCCTCGATCGACTGCTCGACGCGCTGCAACATGCCGACGACTTGGTTCAGTTCCTTGGTCAGGGCTTCGATCTGCATCTTGGCCATCTGCATCTCTGGCGATTGGTCTTCGCCTTCCATAACCTTTGGATCAATAATCTTAGCGAACCGCGCCGCCATCTCCTGCGCGCCCGGCCAATCCATGTTTTTGATGAACAGATCACCGGCGACCGTCCAAAGCTGCGGGTTGGATTGCAGAAGCATCGACATGGCGTCCAAGGCTTCCTGACGCTTGGTCATGTAGCCTGGCCCAGTGGTCACGCACACGTCGTAAACGCCGACCGACGGGTTGTAAATCTTGTCGATCACAAGCCCGTTTTCGTCGCGGATTTCCTTCACCGGCTCCGGCTGGGTCGGATTGATCCGCACCATGCCAACTTCGCCGTCTAGGCCCACGATACGCGCCACGCGGGCGGTGTCGTAAATCTTGGGGATCATGTCAACAAGCTGCCGGGTGACGTGCCGGATCGCGCGGGACAGGTTGTCGACGTAATGGTAGGTGCCCGTGTCGCCCTGCTTCTCGCGCGCCAGAATGGCCCGGCCAGACCGCTCGTTGCTCTGCGCCCCGAGGCTGCTGTCGTACTGGCCTGTGGTGCCTTTGATGTCGTCAGCAGCGCCCAATTTAGCTTGTATGAGGCCGGTCTGGGCCAGCGGCGGCGGTGCGCGCTGCGGAAGCGGCAGAGGGCTTCCAGCGCCGTCCGTAACGTCGGGATTGACCTCTAGGTACGGCCAGTTGTTCGTGTTGGCCGTTTTCCAGTTCATCTCGTAGCCTTCAAACTGGCCGCCATAGCCAATGAAGGGCGCCTTGGGGGCCAAAGCCAGCATTTCGGCTTCCTGACTGACCCAGTAGTTATACATGCGCTGGGCGTCCTTGGCGTTCCGCACAAGGCCCGACACGTAAAGCTGACCGTCAACCTCAAACTCGTTGCCGATTACGCGCACGACGGGAATGTATTTGCCTGCCCAATCGCGTTCTTCCAGCACCTCAAACCCGTTGGTCTTGACCCACTTGACCTTCTTGCGGTCGACCGCGCGGCTACGCAGCGGCTTGCCAAACATCGCCTTCAGTTGCTTGTCCTGCGGCGAATTGGCAAAGGCTGTAATGTTGTCGGGGTAGAGGTTCAGCGTTGCTTTTTCGTGTTCGTAGTAGAAGTATTCGGCGATACGTACCATGTCTTCCGAGAGCCATTGAGAAAGGCTCTGGTCGCCCACACCTTGCGACATGAGGCTAGAAATCGGCGCAGCATCTGGGAACATGCGTTCATAGTCGGCCTTGCTCACGTCTTCGGTGATGAAGCACCATTCGGCGTCGGCGCCGCACGGGTCTTGGATGGCCGGGTCCATGTAGACGGAGAACGAGTTCCGCACCCGCCCAATCTTGATGTCCTGGTCGAAGCTGTCCTCGCGGGCGTACTCCGTCAGAATGCGGATGTAGCCTTCGCCGTAGGTGACCTGGTTGTCGCAGGCCGTGTCGTAAGCCACGTCGGCGTCTGAGATATACTCGATGTGCCGCACCATGCCGTCAAATATCTCGGCCACGCGCACGTCGGCGCGGTCGTCGGCCGGGATCACCTTGCCGGTCGGCCGGTTCTGCCGCTGCTCGTTGGTCACCTGGCGCACATGCTGCGGCAGCTTGTTGATCGTCAGGCACGGCCGCGCGTTGATCGTTTGACCCTGCACAGACCCGCGGGTCGCCAGCACGTCCGCCGGCCACTGCCACTGGTTGTCAGGCGACCCGGCCATGAAGCGCAGGTCGTCCAGTTCGTCCTCGCGGCTGTCCGAGTAGGCCGACAGCGCCATGGTGTAGCGCCGGCGCATGACCGACAGCCGATCCTTGTCGTCGCTGTCCGATACTTTTCCTGCGGCTTCTACATCGTTGGCGGCCATTACTTGCCTTTCTTAGCCGCTGCGCGCTTGGTTGCGTACGCGATGGCTACAGCCTGTTTTGCCGGCTTGCCGGCAGCAATTTCGGCCTTCACGTTCTTGCGGAAGGCGTCCTTGGAGGTGGACTTTACCAGCGGCATGTCACTTACCCTTCTTGGCTGGCTTGGCCGTCTTGGCAGATTCACGAAACGCCGCGGCGGTAGGGGCGCCCTTGGAGCCGACCTTACGCATCTTCTCGCCAGACCCGGCCGCGATGCGCTCCCGTTTGGCGTGGATGTTGGCGTATAGACCCGGTTTTGCCATTAGCACTTCCACCTTCTCATGCTGGCCTTCGCCCTGTCGGCGTTCTCAGCCTTGGCTACCACGCCGCCCATGCGAGCGCAAAAACGTTTTTTACGCCCCTTGTCCGCCTCGGTCTTGGGGCTGGGGGCCGGAGGCTTCAGGTTGGAGCCTGTCTCACGATTGTACTTGGCGCGGCCCTTGGCGGTCAGGCCCGCACCCTTATCGGTCGGTAGCTTCTCGCCTCGGCCTACGGCCAGCGAAACACTTTTCTTGGCCATCGCGTCCCCGCTGTGCCGGTAAGAGTGTTAGGCGCAGTGGATCAGCGCGAAGTTCAGCACCACCGCTTCGGACAGCGCGCCCGCCGTGATGTTCCGCAGCGTGATAGACGCCGTGCCGGCGCCGAGGACGCTGGTGTAGACGTTGTAGGCCGCGGTCGTGCCGCCGTTGACGTTCAACACGATCACGTCGTTGGCGCTGATGTAGCTGTTGTTCAGCGTAAACGTCACGTTGGTCGTGGCGCCCAGCGACGCGTTGTTCATCGTGATCTGCCCAGCGGGTTTGTTCAGCGTCACCGCGGTCGACTTGCTGGTATCCTGCGTTACAGTGCCTTGCCCGGCGGCGGTGTAGCCAAGCTGCTCGTCAACCAGCACAACATTCGCGCCGTTGATGTCCTGATCGGTGAACGCTACGCCGATTGGTTTCGTGTAGGCCATGGTTACGCCCCCATCCAAGAGTTTGAAATTCCGCCCGGAGCATAGGCCCTGCGCGGTGCCCTGTCAACAAATTCCCGGTGGGCCACAGGAAACGCAAACGTCACCGCGATGGCGTCGGCCGCGTCAGGACTGGCCAGCCCGCGGGCCTTCATATCCTTTTTGCTTTCCAAGAAGATAGTCCCTTTACTGTCCGGTTTCATCATCGGCCCGGTCAGGTCGTTCTTGAGGTAGCGGTCCAGCGGGATGGACGCGTCCTTCAGCCAGGTCCGCATCTCGCCCCACATCTCGGCCCGCTTGTTGCCCCACATCAGCGGGTTCTTCGACTTGTTCCCGAAGTTGACCCCCTTGATCTTGTACCGCTGCTCCTTCAGCCGGTCGACGATGCCGGCGCCTAGGCCGCCCTCGTCGATCACCACCAACGCCGGCTTGTACGTTTCGATGGCGTCGATGACGTGGCCCACCACCGTCATGGTGTCGTCGCCCTTGTGGCGCTTGATCGCCACGATGTCGCGTCCCTGCCGGATGGCGATAACCGTGCTGTCGGACCCGAACCGTGCCGGGTCCACGCCGATGATGATGGGCGCCGACGGGTCTTTGTGCTGCGGCCGCCGCATGGCGTCGTCGACAGTGCTGGCCCCGATGAACTGGTCGTCGGACGCGTTGGGGAACTGACCGTACACCTCGACGTGGGCCTGGGTGCTGTCGGGGCCGTATTCGTCGATGATCTGCTGATAGACCTGCTTGTCCGTATGCTCGACCGTGCGCGCGTCCACGATCTTGGTGTCCCAGAAGTCGCGCTTGGAGTGGAAGCACTCGTAGAAGTAGCCGCTGTTGCGCCGCGGGTTGCTGAACGCCAGCCAGAAGCGGTGCGGCGTGTTCTCCGTGAAGAAGCCCGCCGCGACCGACCAGATGCTGTCGTCGATACCGCTGGCTTCGTC